GCGTTGTTCATTCCAGCCACTTGCACTTGCGTCCTGTTGCCAGCGTCTGCAATACCCCTTTGATTCGCCAAGCCAGCAAAGCCAAGTTGCTGGTTCAAGTCTTGTCCACGCAAGGTGGTCTGGTTCTGCATCCCCGCAATGCCAGCTTGGTTGGCGAGGCCGGCATACCCCAACTGGTTGGTCAGGTCTTGGCCGCGCAGTGTGGTCTGGTTTTGCATTCCTGCAATGTCGCGGTTGACATCTTGACCCCGCATGGCAGTTTGGTTCTGCATGTCAGCAATGCGGAACTGGTTCGACAGATTCTGGTCATTCTTGTAGGCATCCCCGTACAGGTTTGCCAACGAGTTAGCGATGCCCTGCTGCGTCTGACCAATGGCAATACCTTGTGCAATGCCCTGACGCGACCCACCAAACCCGCCCGCTGCAACGGCACCGCTGTTGATCTGCGGCAGCAGATTGAACGACAGGTTCTGATTGGCCTGATTGGTCAGAGCCTGCGCCTGAGCGCCCAGATAGGGATTACTGCCAAAACCGAGATTGAACATGCTTTACCTCACAATTTGACCCAAGTCGCTCCGACTCGGGCATACACGCCAGCACCAGAACCAGGATTCCAGGTGGTGCCGTCCGCTTTCACAATCATTCCGTCAAAGATGCGCGACGGCGCTGCGTAGAGCGTCTTCAGCGCAACGTAGTCGGTGGGCTGCGACGCTTGCAGCGCCAACTTGTCCAGCTCCACTCGCAAGGATTCCGCAAGGCTTTCCAGCGTCTGCGGATTGATCGCGCCACGCTGGTACATCAGAACTCCCCTGCCGGAACAATGTCCATGTCAATCGAGCGAATACGCCAAGAAGTGTTTGCCGTCGTGTACACCCGATACGACAAGAACCGGCCCGTGGCAAACGCATCCGCCTTGTAGGTTGATCCGATCACATACGCCACGGGGTCGCTCCATGTGTAGCTGCCCTCCACATCCATTGCGCCACCAACTTGGATGTACACCGTGCTGCCGGTCTGCCCATCAATGCGCGGGTACAGCGATCGCACCACCTTGACCCGATCCGGGGCATCAAACGCCAAACCCGTGCGCTCCACCCTGGCCGTGAACGAAGTCCCCGCAAAGTCAGACCCTACGTCTGTGCCAAGCAATGCTGGAGCCGTGCTGGTCAGGATGAAACGGGACTGAGTGTTGGGAATGTCAGACTGCGACCAAAACGATGTATCTGAGGCCCAACTGTCAGGGTCTGACGCCCAGCTGGCCGGGCTTGTGTACTCGTATTGCCCCGATGTCCCGTAGGTCACATTACTGAGTTGGCGAACGCTGAACGTGTTGTCTGCCCAGTTCCAGATCAGTGCCTTTGTGCAGACTTGTTGCCCCTTTTCAGGGAAGCAAATCCATGCCTCATTGAGAGCAGGGTTAGACACCACAAACGAGCGACTGCTGTATTGCTCATCCATGTTGTCAAACAGCCACTGACGCATCTTCCCCGTCAAAATGGATTGAGGGCCGGTGCCGTTGTGGATCACCACATCACCAACCGTCAGAACCAAGTGGCCGCTCGGAATGTTGCAAACGCATCCCGCCGCTATCGCACCTACTTCACCCGGCAGCCGCCGAAACTGCCAGATGTACTGACCGCCGATGTACGTCATTGAGTACATGGAATCGGTCTTGTAGATGATGAACTGATCGCCCATCTGCAGGCCGTCCACGATGACGCCCGCCGTCTCTGACAGGTCAACCTCACCCGCATCCACCGCAGGATTGGTTTCATCCCACGAGGCAGGCACGGTGCCGGGGTCAGCCGCCGATGACCACTTGACCATGTGCGGGTACACCGTCGAACTCTTGGTGACATGCAGCGCCACCAAGTAGTTCTTGAACGGCCGGATCACCTTGCAGCGCGACGTGGAAGGCCACGCAGTCAATGCCGCCAAGTCGGTGCTGGTATTGCCGCCCCAAAACATCGGGACATCCACACCGTTGTTCAGGATCAACACGCCGTTGAGGGCTCCGCCAGTCCATCGGTTTTCGGCAAGCCCGGTCAGGGTTGGCCCCGTGATCTCGGTCAGGTTGCCATCGTCGCCTTCAACAAATACCTTGGATGTCCCCGCGTACACCACAAACTTTCGCGTCGTGGTGTTGTACAGCTGAACAAAGTACGGTGTGATGCTTGGTGTCGTGAAAACACTTGTCTCGCCAGCAATACGTTCAGCCGATCCATTGCGAAACCGCACGTTGATCGCATCGCTCACGGCGGAGACGGGCAGCTCAAACGGCTGCACGTCTTTGATCAGCCCTGCTGCACCAATTTGCGGAATGGTGACTTTTGGCATGTTCAGGCGGGCCACACAAGCGCGGGAAGGCTCGGCTCAATGTCAGAGAACCCGGTGGGAATCGGTCTGGTGCCCGCCTCCACCTCGGCAAGAATCTCGTACAGCTTGGCCCACGTCTGGTCACGCGCCTCAACGCAATACTGACCTTCGCGCTGGAACTTCAGCACGGTTGAGCTTGCGTAGGTGCAGGCCGACAAGATGCCGTCGAAATTGCGGGTCTTAGCAAACTCGTCCAAGCGCTTTTGCGTGCTTGACACCACCTCGTCTTGTAGGCGCAGTGCCGCCGCCGCCTGGTTGGCGGCAACAACTTCCGCATCAAACGCGTACACCTCCCAGCGCTTCTCCCAATGGCCCTTGTCCGTCAACTCAGGGGCCACTTCTCGCACACCATGCGTCACCGGGTCGTGACTTGGTTGCGGCGAAGAAAACACCACTTGGTAAGGCTGTGGCGCAGCAAACGGCGCAGGAAAGCTCGTGTTGGAGAACTCTGCCCTGATCTCGGATTCGCTGACCGGGTATTGGTTGGTGTTCGTGTTGATGTACATAGTCATTCCTTACGCACTGGTGTATTTGCACGCTTTCACGAGTACGCCAGATACAGGTACACAGCCCCGTTCACATTGATGTTTGTTGCCGCTACTTGGTTGACCACAATCCCGCTGTTGTCAGGATCAACCGAATCGTCTGAAGACACCTCGGCGGCAGCGGTGTTGAGCGACAGTCTTGGGTCGTTACCGGCAACAATTCCGCGAGCACTGTCCCAAACGTAGATGTCTTGCGCCGTTGCCGCGGTCGCACGAATCACCATGAGGAAACGCGCCCCGGTCGTGAATCCCATGTCAATGGTTTGACTAGATCCATTGCCGGTGTATGTGCCCACCTTGGACACGCCCGTGCGGGTGGCCCACATCCAGCAGGTGTATGTCAAGCCACTGCCGTTCACGTCGGTAGAGGTACCAAGCCGAATCGTGGTCGCCGTCGGATAGGTGCTGTTCCAGACTGTTGTGTCAGTCGCCCGCCCATTGACAGTGGGCATGACGATCTTTTCTGTATTGTTCAGCAGCGACGAGCCAAACACCCACTGATTCGTACCACTGCGCGACTTCACAAGCCACAGCTCGGGTGCGACACCCAGGTTGTGCGATTCGTTCTTGTTTGCTCCTGTCCCGGCGTAGCAAATCTGATCCATCGTGCCGTAGGCACGCACAAAGGCATTGGCGATGTGGTTGTTAGCCGTCGTATTGACGTTCAACTTGGCGGTTGCATCTGTGCCCGCATAAAACCCGTTCATCGAGCTGAATGCATTGCCATACTCAACCGTACTGACAATCTGCATGTCTAACGCTGTGGCCGATGTAACTTCCGCAGCCGTGCTGCCTGTGAGTACATACGGCTGCCCACGCAATCGATCAGCGACAACCATCCCTGTCAGGGTTGAATCATCACGCTGCCGTACCAGCACCAGATCGGGGGCAATCGTCGTGTTGACCAGTCGGTTATCGGTATTCGTGCCGGTGTAAGCGGTCGGCATGAACACTTGCGTGCCAACGGTCGGCGGCTTGTTCGGTCGGCGAATGGCAACATAGACGTAGGTGCTGCCGCTGCTGTTGACGTCTGGCTGACTACTCGTGACCTGAAAGCCACTAGCGGTCGGGCTGATCCGATCTCCCGCGTTGGTCTCCGTATTGGTCACGCTGGCATACAAAAATGCGTCATTGCCGCCAGCAGCCATGCCACGCGTCTCGTCTAGCAGCAGCCAATCTGCAACGCCTCCCAAGGCACGCTTGATCAGCACGAATTGAGGCTCCCAGCCCAACGTGACTGTCGGGCCCGTTGCGCTTCCGTTACCGGTGTACTCGCCGCACCGAATCAATCCGTCAGATGCCGCGTTGTGGGCAAACAGATACGCGATGTACGTTGCACCGTTGACGTTGGCGTCGGGCGATCCGCTGATGCTTGGCGGGCCGAATACAGTGCTTGTTGCGTTCCAAGAAGTGAACGTAATGCTGCTTGCGGCAGCCGTTGAGTTCAGCGTGAGATAGGAATTTGCACCGCGAGAAGTGTGATACACAAACCAGTTGCTTGAAGCGCCGGATGTCCGCTTAATCAAGATCAGCCCCGGAGCGACCCCCAACGAATGCGGGATGCTTTGCTGCGTCACTTGGCCGTTGCCCGTGTATTGCACAACGTCAAAGAACTTGGAGCCACGTCCAAACGACCAAGAGGTGTAGATGCCGGTGTTGGTGTTGACCCCCGTTGCGCTTCCCAGCGAGAACCCGTCGCTGTTGAATGCGGTCAAACTACTTGCCAGCGTGGTTGATATATCGGTCGTGTTGGAGTTGATCTCGTTGTTCGCGCCGCGCGCCGTGTCAAACAGAAAGTGGTTTTCAGTCGAGTCTCTGCGCTTGATCCACACCATGCCGCCTTTGCCGGACAGATCAATACCGTTCGTGATTGATTGCGAAGACCCGTTGCCGGTGTACAAGTAGGTGGAGAAGACATCCTCCGCGTACAGCTGGTCAAGAATCGTCGCTGTGTTGTTGGCCGCGAACATTCTCAGACCGTGTAGTTCTGCCCGGCGTTGGTGCCGTACCAGTTGGTGCCATCAGCCACAAAGGTAAATTTGTCAAGCTTGTTGGCACCAGCCGTGATGGATGGCGCAGTACCGCCAGGCCACTTCACTGTCCCAGGCCAGCTGACGGTTCTGTTTCCTGTGCCGTCTTGTTTTTGCAGCAAGATGAAGGAGCGGCCCGCTGTGGGTGTCGGGAAGGTGTAGATCACGTTGCCGGTGAGCGTGAGAACTTGCACCGTCCCGTTCAGTAAATCAATGGTGTACGCAGTGCCGGTGTTGGCTGTTGCCACTTCTTCCGTATAGCCGTTGGTGAAGACACCAGCCTCAATGGTCTTGTTGGTCAGCGTCTGCGTGTCCGAGATGCCGACCGCCGTCGATGTAACGCCAGCAAGCCGACTTAGCTCGGTATGAGTGGCCGTCACCGCGCCCGTAATGGACGGGAACGTGCTCAGGATGGTTGACTTGATCAGCCGAAGATGGTCGTCACCCTGGCTTTTTGGGTCGGTAGCAGCTGGGTTTGTCGCAACCAAGCTGTTGATGTAGGTGCCCGTTTCCAGTGCCATGTCTTACCTCGCACGGGCCACCAGAGGCCCATTCATCGTGTCGCGCATTGAATTGCCGTTGATCTCGTCCATTGCCGCCTGAAATCTCGACCCCCACTGAGCAGCTTCCTCTGGGTTTTTGATGTACAGATTGGCCTCGGCCACGGCGCCAAACAAATACACGCTGGGGTGGCCCGTCAACACCCAGTTGCTGGTGTTGGACACCGACAGCGCAGGGATCGAGCGATACAGCACACCCTCGACCGTGCCGGTGCCATCGAACACCAGTTCACTGCCTTGCCAGGCAAACATGGTCGCCAAGCCTTCCGTGCCGTTGGCGATGACGCTTTCAATCGTTTGCGCCTTGAGCGGCGTGCCCTCATATCCATCCAGCCACAGCGTTTTCACAGCCACCGTGTTGGCAGGCGCCGTGATGCGGTTGTTGGTGATGGCCGTGGGCG